TGAATACACAATACAAAACTACACTTACAGCGGTAGATAGAACTACGTCTGTAGTGAATAGTGTTGAGCGGTCGTTAAGTAGAGTACCGACAAAGTATTCCATTTTGATAGCAGCAAAAGATATGGTTAGTAGTGTCGTGCCGAAGATAGGTAGTGCATTACAGACCGCATTAAATAAAAGTGTTGGGATGGTTAAAGGTGCGTTTTCAACTATGGGCAGGATTGTGTCGAGCCCATTTACATGGTTGGGTGTAGCGGCGGGCGGGGCTGGAATGATAACCGCAATTACTGCTCCATTGAAGCTTGCAGGGAATATGGAGCAGGCGAGGTTGTCCTTTAAATTTTTCCTTGGTTCAGAAGAAAAGGCCAGAAAGTTTGTTGCTGAGATGCAGCAAATGGCAGCTATTACGCCATTTGAATATAAGGATATCCAAGAGTTGTCCACGATGTTAATACCGTTATACTCAAGAATGTATGGAGTAAATAATGCTACTTCTAAGACTTTAGAAACATTAAGGTTGTTTGCCGATGCAGGCTCTATGACAGGTGCGGGGATGGAAGGAATACAGAGAGCAATGCTCGGATTTACGCAGATAGCCCAAAGTGGTAGGTTGAATTTGCAGGATTTACGTCAAGTAACGTTAGGTTTGAGGATACCTATGGAAGATGTACTTAAGAATTTGGGTGTAAAAAGTTTGGATGATATTTCGAAGAAGGCTATTCCAGCAAGGCAGGCAATGGAAGCAATTTTAAGGTCGTTAAAAGCATATGCAGGAGGAAGCCAAATACAAGCCCGTACGCTGCAAGGTTTAATATCTACATTAAAGGATATTGCAGGAATGACAATAACATATTTTGGTGAAGGGATGCTGAAGCCAGTAGAGGATATCCTTTTCAGCCTATTAGACGCTGCTACTAAAGGTGAGGATGCATTAAAGAGTGTCCAAGATAGATTGTACAAAGCAGGTGTTAGGGTAGGAGAAGCGATGCAGAATGCTTATAGAAAGGTGGTTCGTTTCTTTGGTGATTTGAGTTCAATACCGGGCTGGAATCAGATGTCAATGACACAAAAAATTATTACCGCATTTAAAACGATAAACTCATTTTTCAAAACTATTTTCGGACCAGAAAATGCGGAGTTAATTAAGACGCTTGCAGATTTCGGTTACATGCTTGGGTCGGAGCTTGCGAGTGCGATTTTTAATGGGATAAAGGATAACAAGGCGTTGATGACTATCCTTGGTGCGATAGTTGGTTTTAAGATTGGTAGTCTTGTGGGAGCTCCGTGGCAAGGTGCAGTTGTAGGAGCAGGCGGAATGCTTGCTTTATCATCGTTGTTTGGATTAGAAGAGTTCTATAAGGAACACCCAGTAGTAACTCAAGAACAGCAAAAGGCACAGTATGAGCAATATTTGTCATTTGTGATGTCCATGGGTATGACACGAGAAGAAGCCGAACGGTTTATAGAAGGGATGAAGGAGCAACCTAAAGTTAAGCCAGAGCCATTACCAGCCCATGCGAGAGGTGGAATATTTTACACAAGGCACATAGCGGAAGTAGCCGAAAGAGGAGCGGAGGCAATTATTCCTTTAGAACGTACAAAAAAGAATGTGGAGCTGTGGCAAGTAGTAGGTGAGCACCTTGGGGTGATGAGAAATGCTCCAATAGAAAGTGTAACTCAAGCCACGATAAATAATACATATAATACAATGAAGGTTGAAAGTGGCTATATAACAAGTACTGGCGAATTAATAGATGAAATACCATCTCAAAGTTTACCAGCCCATGCGAGAGGTGGGATATTTTACACGAGACACATAGCGGAAGTAGCTGAAAGAGGAGCAGAGGCAATTATTCCTTTAGAACGTACAAAAAAGAATGTGGAGCTGTGGCAAGTAGTAGGTGAGCACCTTGGGGTGATGAGAAATGCTCCAATAGAAAGTGTAACTCAAGCCACGATAAATAATACATATAACACAATGAATCAAGCCACGATAAATAATACATATAACACAATGAAAAATGTACAGGCAATGTCGTATAGCACTGTAACACATAATGTTCAAACAGAAGTTCCTACTGTGTCAGTTGTTCCACGTAATGTGCAGAGTACCGTAAACATTAATGTTAACACCGAAGGGTTAATTGGTGAAGTTGTCATAAACAATAAGGCTGATGTAGATGAGGCTGTCGACAAGATTGTGGGAGTATTAGCGCCAGAGTTAAGGAAGGCGTTTTCTAATATGGTGGTGGGATAAATGGAGTTTTACATAACAGGGAAGAATACCAAGCTTCATTTACCGATGAACCCAGAACAATTGCAAGTGATGACAAGTTCAAAGTTGTTCAGCGTTAGCATAATTGATTTGGGCGATTTCTTAATGCCGAGAGGTATTGCACCAGCGACGATTAGGTGGGAGGGTATATTCCCGGGTGTGAGTAGGAGGAACAGCATATATGTTGTGGATTGGCAGGATCCCAAGGCGATAGTGGGTTTGATTTCAGGCTGGCGACGAGAGAATGTAAAAGTTCATTTGTTGATAACAGAAACACCAATAAATATGGATTGTTACATTCAAGAGTTCGACCATACATGGAAAGGTGGACATGGCGATTGTTATTACTCCATAAGTTTGGTTGAGGCACGCAATTTGGTGGTAATGACAGAGAAAGAAAAGAGTACGAGTACGCAGGCTACAACGAGTGCACAGAGACCAGCTCCGAGTATCCCGAAAACGTATACCGTAAAACAAGGCGATACCCTATGGGGTATAGCAAAGAAAATGCTCGGTGATGGTGCAAAGTGGAGGATGCTGTATGAGTTGAATAAGGCTGTCATTGGGCCAGATCCGAATAAAATTAAACCCGGGCAGGTGCTCAAGCTTGGTTGATATTACCAAAATAAAGTATGAAGTGCGCATTATCGATCCAAGCGGTAAGCAAATGGATGTTACGCCATTTGTTAGTCAATTGTCCTTTGGTGATGCCGATGGTGAGTTAGCAGCGCATTTAAGTATGACATTGACAAATCAGCAAGTAGGTGGGAAGTGGATACACCAGCTTGTAGCACTTGGGACACCGATATACCTATTAGCGAATGGGGTAGAAGTGTTCAGGGGCACGGTGTTTGATTGGATGACGTCCACAGATCCGTTGGGTAGTGTGGAGATTGAAGCGTATGACCAGCTGATTTACTTGTTTAAGAGTGAAGATGACAGGTACTATAGGGCGGGACAAAGGGCAATAGATGTGTTGACAGATATTTTCAGAGCGTGGAACATTCCCATTGGTAAGATAGAGGGGCCGAATGTGGTATTAGCCAAGCAAGTATTCCGACAGATGACAGTTGCGGAGATGATAAACAGCATACTCAAACAAGGTAAAGATAAGGGAGCAGGCGAGTTTATCGTACGTAGTGAAAAAGGGAAGGTTTATATCAGGAAAGCCATGTCCAATCAAGATGTTTACGTGTTTGCATATAATGAAAATGTGCAGTCGGTAATGGATAGGTGGAGCATTAATAATCTTGTTACACGAGTGCGCATAATAGGTGCGGAAGATGAGGAAGGAAGGGCACCGTTAATTGCAGTTCTTGATGGAGACACAAAATATGGTATATTGCAAAGGATTGTCCAGAATAGTTCAGATGACACGTTAGCCGATGCAAAGCAGAATGCGAAAGAGATATTGAAGGAGTTCGGACAGCCAGAGAAAGACAGGACAATCAGGTGCGTAGATGTTCCCTTTATCAGGAAGGGTGATAAGGTGAAAGTTGTTGCTGGGACGTTAAATGGGTATTACCAAGTCGTATCCGTAGAGCATAATGTTACGAGTTTAACTATGAGCGTGGGGCTAAAATGAACAAGAAAAGCATTGACGATTTGGCTAAAGTGTTAAATGAAAGAATTAGTTTAATAGCTAACAAACCCGATAGCATTGAATTAGGAACGATACAGCCAGATATGAGCTTGAAGCTTGATACGTTTGCGATGCCGATAAAGAGAGGCGATTATTTGATAGCTGATTTTACTGCACAGGTTGAGTTTCCCAATTGGTCGTTAGTAGGTGTTGGCGAGTATCCCGTAGACAAAGAAGGGAAGCCGATAGAAGGAGTAGACATATACCATACCGCACAGACAAGGTGGGATTGGAAACAGAGCACTGTTGAGAAAGTGAATATAAAAATTAAACCCGAGCTTAAAAGTGGCGATAGGGTGTTGGTGGCTTGGGTTAACCAGCATAGAGACCCTGTCGTAATTGCAAAGGTGGTGAGTTCATGAGCGATTTATATCCGCGTTTCGATATGCCCGATATAGTGGGTGCTACAGAAAATACAGTGGTAGCTTTCCCTAAAAGTTGGTTGTGGGATTGGGACATATGCGATTTTGTTCAAACAGGTAGCGGTGATGTGGTAGAGGTAGATGGTTTGACAGCTTGGGTGCAATGGTGTGTAAAAGCGATATTGACACAGAGGCTGGCATTTGTTGTGTACGATTGGAATTATGGCGCTGATATTGAAAGTTGTCTTAAACAGCCCACAAGAGCAGTAACAGAAGCGGAATTGGAACGAGAGATTACCGAAGCTTTGCTTACAGATCCGAGAACAGCTGAAGTGAAGAATTTCAGGTTTGAGTGGAGCGGCGATGAGTTAACAGTTTGGTTTACCGTGGTAAATGCATTAGGCCAACCAGCTGAAGTGCAAGTAGGTGTAGGGTATAGAGAAGTGCAGAGGCAGTTTTCATTGTCAAGGGTGGAGCAGTTCATTAGCGACTGGTTGCGTGGTGAGTTGGTGAATGTAGAGCCGACCGAAGATGGCAAGCTTGTAATTAAGACAGTAGCTCAGCCAACNTTTACTCGTGATTCTATAGCTTATAAGAGTGATGGTTCGCAAGTTGCTGCTAATCAGCCTCGCTTTGATGTTATTGATGGGGTATTGGGCTTGATGGTGGAGGAGGGGACGACGAATAAGATAGAAACGGAGGGCGGCGGAGCTTCCAAGGACTGGTCTAAATGGTCGCATTGGGGCAATAGAACTTACTGGCAGAGCGAGACACAATATGACGACCCTGTTATGGGTAAAGTGTTTCAAGGGGTATGCAATAATCCTACTTATCTTTTTGTATATTATTATCCGTATTATCCGCTATCAATTACGCAGGGTGTAGTCTATACAGTTACTATCTGGCTGAAAGCTAGTGTCGCAGTAAGTGGTTTGTCAGCTAGGGCATTCTTTGTTAATNAATCAGAAAGTNTTTAGGGAGTACCACCAAAACAATTAACCTAACCACTAAATGGCAGAAATTTGAATGGCAAATAACAGCAACAGCAACGGATACAGTCGGGTTTGGTATCGGCCCATTATTTATACCAGTAGGTACAACGGTTTATGCGGCTCGCCCACAGTTAGAGCAAATGCCCTACGCCACCTCCTTCATTGACGGCACNNGNNCNNCCGAAACCCTGACCATNCCCACGGCNGGGGTGCTGAACCCGCAGGAGGGGACGGTGGAGTNNTGGGTAAANCTCTCCCACCTAAAACCTAATGACTACAATGCATTCTTCACGTCGGGTGATGTTAGCACTCCAGGCCCACGTATACTAATTATGCGTGACTTCGTAGAAGATGTTAATAAGATACGGGTTTGGGATGGTGATGGTTCATCTGAAGCAATCTTAACAAGTGTCACTACTTTGCAAGCTGGTATATGGTATTACGTGGCATTTACTTGGTCACCATCTGGTAGAAAGCTGTACGTTAATGGCGTTTTAGAGGCAANTAATACACGGAGCAATAATTTGGGCTTTGCTACCCTAGCAAAAATAGGTTCATGGCTGAGTAGAGGTTACCTCNACGGCCTCATCGACGACCTCCGCATCTCCAANCGTGCAAGGACGGACGCGGAAATATTGAGTGCGTATCAAAGCAATCAGCCGTTACCTGTGGATGCGTGGACTACGCTGAAAGCAGATTTTGATGGTAATCTGGATGCGCAAGGCGGTATATTGCCATAGTACATATGCTATATATATTATATGACTAAAAAGACAATGACTAAAAAGACATTTACTTTGTTAGAATTAGTAATTGTTCTACTTATTATAGGTGCACTCGCCACATTATCAATAGAACAATATATGGATTCACAAGTCTTAACCAAGATGCGTATATTTGAAGAAAATGTTAATGAAATAACAAAAACACTCAGTGTATATAAAAGTAACAGTATACTGCATGGGAACCAAACAAATTCTTATCCAATTTCCTTAGTCGATTCGCAATTCAAAGCATTGTTTAAGCAAGAGCCTAGAAATCCATATACTAGCAAACCTATGCTCACTGATAATTCAGTAGATAGTGGTATACAATATGTAAGTGACGGAACATCATACAAGTTATGTATAACACAACGTGATGTAGATGATGTCAACAACAACGGTTTTGTAGAAGAAGTACTGCCGCTATCTACTAAAACTGCTTGTATAGGCAATACACAAACTAGTGTCAGAGTTGCATTTACACGCAATTCCGTTGCATACACAAGCAATGGAATGCAAGTCGCTGCTGATGTTCCTAGGTACGAAACAGGCAAATTTGGCCAGGCGATAATGATAGAGGAGGGGACGAGGAACCTTGCCAATAATCCGACGTTTTCCGGTGATGTTGGGACGACACCTAGCGGTTGGCACAGAGACGTTACTATTCAGCAGGATGACTTTTTCGGACAGCTTATCAATGTTGCCGAGCTTCTTTGCGTTTCTGGTAATGTCTATGAAGATTTCGGAACGGAGATAGCCTACCCCTTGGCATATAACACAACGTACACTATCTCGTTCTGGGCTCGTGGAACGATGGAACTCACTCATGAATTAGAAACAATCCGCGGAATTGCTTCGGCTACATGGAAGTCTAAGCCGCCTATGAGCCTTCAGTGGCAGCGATACGAGGTAACCATCGTAACAGCGTCAAGCGGGCGCATCTTTCCGTTTTGGTGGCATCTCCAAAATGTGAACAACGTAAATGTAGACAAGTGGGTACGGATAGCACGCAGCCAGCTTGAACAAAAACCCTACGCCACCTCCTTCAGTGACGGCACCCGCTCCCCCGAAACCCGGACCATACCCACGGCGGGAGTGCTGAACCAGGATGAATTCACTATAGAAGGTTGGTTTTGGGTACCTAACCTTTCTAGAGAACGTTATCTGGTTAGTATTAACAAGGCTACCAACGACAATCGCTTTAACTTTGCGGTTCAAACGGATAATGCCGTCAAGTGGNAGTATTACACTGGTGTTACCGTCTATAANATANCTTCGACGAATACTGTCAAACTCAACGATTGGAACTATATTGCATGGACGTTCAAAAAANCTACTGGAGAAGTTGCCGTATTTCTAAACGGTGTTAAGACGAGCGGAATTTTGTCTTTACCTGCGATACCAACACTTACTCGAATATGTCTTGGTACAGACTATAACGGTGTTTCGGCGGCCTTGAATGGCCTCATCGACGACCTCCGCATCTCCAACCGTGCAAGAACAGATGAGGAAATATTGAGTGCGTATCAAAGCAATCAGCCATTACCAATTGATGAGAATACCACATACGCCTTGAGGTTTGATAATAGCCTTAAAGTTGGCCGTGGTGGTTATAGGTTAAGCAAGCCAATATACTTAAAGAGCCTTGGAACGTGTAATGGATCAAATATTTCTTGGGAAGCAAATATCCCTGCAGGGTGCGATGTAAAGGTTTATGCGTCGGTAGATGGAAGCACGTTCCAAGAGTGTGAAAACAATGCTCCAATACCAAGTTTGAGCGAAGGCGTTAGTTTGGTTGACAAGGTGCTTGTTATAAAAGAAGTGTTGCTGACCGAGGATGGCATTAATATACCTGAGCTTATGGCTGTGCGTTATAATGTAGATGGAACAGTCACGTTGAGGGGGTGAGAAGTTGGACTTACCAGAATACTTAACAGACCAAACGTTTGAAACAATATTAGCAAGATTGTTGTCCTATGTACCAGACAATTATGATAAAAGCCAAGGTTCATTTGTTTATGATGCATTAGCTCCAGTTGCCGCAGAATTGACACAAGCTGCAATATGGGCACAAGAGGTATTGCGTCGTGGATTTGCACAGACAACGTTTGGTACATATTTGGATTTGAGAGCTGAAGAGCATGGATTGTCCAGAATACCAGCAAGCAAAGCCACTGGGTATATAACATTCTTTGGTGATAGTGGAACAGTAATACCAGAAGGAACGATAGTGTCCACCCCTTCATCGGAATTGGCACCAGCAGTATTCTTTAGGACCACCACGCAAGCAGTGATAAGTGATGCAGGAGAAGTGTCTGTACCCATAGAAGCATTGAACGAAGGAATTGAAGGGAATGTCGCTGCAGGAACAATAACAGTTTTAAGCACTCCCATTCAGGGCGTTGCAAGGATTGAAAATGAGCAAGCCACGAGTGGTGGTGCAGATACTGAAGATGATGCAAGTTTATTGGCACGATATTTGGAATGGGTGCGTAATCCAAGTGCCAGTGGTAATAAAGCTGATTATGTAAAATGGGCACTTGAGGTTGCAGGTGTTGGAAGTGTTTCGGTAGTACCGTTGAAGTATGGCAATGGAACAGTCAGCGTAGCAATTGTCGATAAGGATATGCAGCCAGCCAGTGAAGAGTTAGTTCAGCGAGTTCAGGAGCACATAGCACCAAGATGGTTGCATGTGAATGAAGCAGAGAGTTTGACTATTTCGGGGTATGGAGTTTCAGTTTCAAATGGGCAGGTAATTTTAAGCTATAGTTCGAGTGGCACTGGGAAGGTTACACATACGCAGTTTGATACGATGCTTGAACAACCAGGAGTGTGGAACGTCATATTGGATTTGTCCACTACAGGCAGTGGTACAAATGATTTGTTGTCCATAGGTATATGGGATTTGACGACTAATGCGTGGGCAGTGGTAGATGTGTCCAGCCAAATACAAGCCAAGACAATTTATTCAGCCAATGCATTAAACCCGTTGTCAAGGGTCTATCAAAGGTTCTATTGGAATGGGCAAGACCATTTGGAGTTACGCATTGAAAGGTTGCAAGCAGATACCAATTCCGTGGTAGCGATTGACAAAGTAGAATATCAAAGCATTTTTTCCAAAGATACAGGGGAAGGATTAGCACCAGTAGGTGCGAGGGTGTATGTGGAGCCAGCAACCGCAATACCGATAAATATAACTGCGAATATAAGTGTTGTGCAGGGTTATGATGCTAATGCGGTAAAGTTAAACATTACCGAGGCTTTAAGGGAATATTTGAAGTCATTGACTTTTCAAGCTGATAACGATGTGAAGTACGTTAAAATTGGGGGTGTCATCTTAGATGTGGCGGGTGTATCCGCTTACAGTAATTTGCTTATCAATGGCGGTACGAATAATTTTGTTATAGGCGAGCAAGAAGTAGCAGAGCTGGGGACGGTGTCGTTGACATGATAAGGGAAGCAGGAAATAGGATGCTTGACAATATGCCGCAGTATTATTTGACAAGTATCGTAATGCGTACCATATGGGATGCGCAAGGTAGGGAGATTGACCAGCTGTACCAAGCACTGGATGAAGTGCTTAAGCAGTTCTTTGTGTCTACAGCCACATGGGGCATTGATAGGTGGGAGCAAGAACTCGGTATTGTGTCGGATCCGAATAAGCCGATAGAACAAAGGCGTTCAGTTGTAATGACACAGTTAAAAGGGTTTGGAACAGCCACGATAAATTTGCTTCAAAAGGTAGCAGAAAGCTTTGAATATGGCAAAATAGATGTGATAGAGGATATTCCCAATTATTCCGTTAAAATTGTGTTTGTTGATAGGACAGGGCAGCCACCCAATTTGGCGGATTTTGAGAATGCATTGAGAAAGGTTTTACCAGCACATTTGAATTTTACAATAGAGTTCAATTACTTTACATGGCAGGAATTGGACGAGATGTTGTGGATATGGGACACATTTGATGGTTTAAGTTTGACATGGGACGAATTGGAGGTGTATGCGTAATGCCCGATTTAACACCGAGGCTTGGTTTGAAGAAGCCAAAAGCCAATGAGATAGTGAACAGGCAGTCATTTAATGAAAACTATGACATTATCGATGAGAAGGTAGCCACGAAGTCAGAATTTCAAGCACATACAAGTGCGAGTAACCCGCATAACATTACCCCAAGTTTGATTGGTGCAGTAAAGAATGCGGGAGGTGTTGTTCAAGCGCAGGTAGGTACTTTAAGTGCACGACCAAGTGCGGGTGTTGTNGGAAGGATTTATATTGCTTCCGATACCAAAGCGATTTATTACGATAATGGTTCAACGTGGGTGCAGGTAGCCACATTAAGCTGGAANGANTTNACGAATAAGCCGAGTTCATTTACACCGTCAGCGCATGCTTCAACACATGGAAAAAATGGGAGCGACCCAGTAACAGTGGATTGGACACAAATACAGAATGTGCCCGATATCCGCAATCAAAGTGGGAGTGCTTTGACATTGGAGGTTCGGACAAGCGACCCTACAAACCCAGAGGTAGGAAGGATCTGGCTTAGGAGCGATTTATAATGGCGACTAATATAAAGAGTTACAGTCCAGCGGGTGTGGTGGTAGTTTCACCGTCAGTGGATTTGACATTTACGTTAAATGATGGCTTTACAGCGTCAGCATTCCAAATAAAATGGCGGCGCATTACCGATAGTACGTGGAATGATACAGGGCTTGTAGCAGGGACGTTTACAGGTAGTAAAACGTATACCATAGCGTGTTCTAAAAATACTGTATATGTGTGGAAGGTGCGAGTATGGGATAGTGCAGGGAACATGTGCGATTGGACAGCTCCAGTTGCATTTGCTGTGCAGACAGTAGCTAAAGCCACAATAAAAGTAGCGAAGCCCAGCGGTAATGTGGTGGTAAGAGTTGTCAATCTTGGAGACAGCGAGCAGAGTTCTAATGTGCGTGTATCAACGCCGAGTGGGATAGGGGAACTTGATTTAACCAGTCCGTTGAGTGCGGCTGATAGTGGGCTTCATATAGCAGTGAAGAGTGGAGTTATAAGGCTGTAGCCAAGCCAATTACACCGCCAACCGAAGTTTATAGCAATCATACTAACACTGGATATTTGGCTTATACCGACCACACCAATAGTGGGTATGCCGTTTATAGCGACCATAATAATACAGGTTATGGGGTATATTCCGATTGGGCTAACACGGGATATGGGAAGTATAGCGACCATACTAACTCAGGCTATGGGAGGTATAGAGATTGGGTAAATACAGGATATTCTAAATATAGCGACCATACAAATACGGGTTACCCACGATATAAGGATTGGACGAATAGTGGGTATGCCGTTTATAAAGCTCACACAAATACAGGATATTCTAAATATAAGGACCACACCAATAGTGGTTACACGGCTTATAACGATCATAACGATTATGGACAGTACTATAGCGATTACAAGTATAGCGATTGGGCCAATTCAGGGTATCAAGCTTATAGTGACCATACCAATTCATATTCTAATGCTTATTCTAATCACACCAATAGTGGTTATTCGGCTTACAATAATCACACCAATAAAGGTTATAGTGCTTACTCCAATCACACTGACACGGGATATTCAGCGTATAGTGATCATACTAATACAGGCTATAGTGCGTACAGTAATCATACCAACACGGGGTACAGTAAATATTCCGATTGGACGAACACGGGGTATGGGGTTTATTCTAATCATGTAAATACAGCGTATGGCAGGTACGTTGACCATACCGATACGAATTAGGAGGGAAGATGAACGTAGCATTAACGAATGTGTGTAACTTGAATTGTCCGTATTGCTTTGCTGGGAATATAAGGAAGGAGCAGGCAGTATGGATTAGCGAGGAAGAGTTCAATACCATCTTAAACTTCCATAAGGCGAGTAATGAGCATTCAGTTAGGTTCATAGGAGGAGAGCCGACATTACATCCGCAGTTTGGAAGGTTAGTCAACCGTATCATTGACGATGATTGGTTTCACGAGTTGCTGGTGTTTACGAATGGAACGTTTAGCGATGAAGTGTTGGCGGTATTGACTTTGGCGAGTAACATTAAGCAGGTGCGTTTACTTATAAATTTGAACGAGCCCAGCGTTGTAGGTGAGGAAGCCGTTAAGAGAATTGCAAAGAATTTATCACGGTTAGGCAAGACACCGATAACTGTAACGATTGGAGTAAACATATATAAACCCGATATGGATGTCCAGTACGTGTTTGACACGATAAACAGTTTTCGTGTAGCTCGTGAGTTGAGGCTGTCTATTGTAGCACCGACAAGTGAAGAGCAGAGAAGTCAAGAGCCAGCTGATTACTATAGGCAGTTTATACCAATCGTTAATGCGGTGGTGGATCAGGCGATTAAATATAACATAGAGGTTGCTCCAGATTGTTCATTCATACCCTTATGTTTGTTCAGTAAGGAGGAGTTTTTACGTTTTGCTGTCAATTCACGGGATATATTCAAAAGGGCGGTGTGTAACCCAGTAATGGACATTATGCCCGATTTCACGGTAATACGTTGCTTTGGTGTAGATGATGAAAGGGTCGACATGCGCAATTTTAGTAGCGAGGAAGAGTTGTACAAGTACTTTATGCAGAGGCAAGAGCTAATGAACCCGCATACAGTTGATGGGTGTTCAGTATGTCCAATATTTCAGAAACACAATTTCGGGTGTGGATGTAAGGCGTTCAGGAGGCATAGGAATGGGTGCTGATTTTATTCCCGANGACTTTGACATAAACAAATGGAGGTTGTTCAAGAAGTTTAACAACCGAGAAGAGCGCAATGCGAGACATATTGATGCGTGGTTCTTTGACCAACCCAATATGTCCAAGGAAGAGTGGGAACGTCGGTTGCAGTATAACAAAGAGCGTTTAATCAAAGATACGTTGGAGCAAATAGCTAATAGTGGTTTGTTTGAGGATGAGGAATGAGCGAAGCCATAAAAGTGTTGTTTCGTGTAACTGATAGATGCAATCTAAATTGTAGGTATTGCTTTGCACGAGAATATAGCCAAGGTAAGGATGCACCAAAGGAGCTTGTGCTTAAGACTGCAGACATGGTAAAGGGTGCAGAGCATGTTGTTTGGATTTGGCATGGAGCAGAGCCCACAGTGTGTGGAGTTGATTTTTATAAGCAAATGAATGAAGAGCTTCGGGAAAGAGGTATAAGCGATATTTCGATGCAAAGTAATGGCGTTGTGCTTTGGCATAGGGATTGGTTGGACTTCCTTAAGCAAGATAAGATGAACATAAGCATTTCGTACGATGGCAGATACCAAGACGTAATGCGTGGACATAAGGTGGATGTGGAACGGTCGATTGGAGCATTGGCAGAAGCCCATATTGGGTTTGGTGTTATCACGGTAATTGGTGAGCATAATGTAAAGGATTTGTGCGGTTTATACGATGACATGAAGACTGCAGGTGTAAAGTATTGGCAATTTAATACCATTTTCCCATCGCCGAGAAGTAGTTTTATGCCCACAAACATGGCACGAGATTATCAGCATAGCGTGTTTGAGTTGTTCTGTAAATGGGCTGAAGACCCAGAGCCGATAAGTATAAGGAACTTTGAGGAGTTCATACCATACATGGTTGGTGCAGGCCATTACTTTTGCACGTTTTCAGGCAGTTGTCATGAAGAGTATATTTCCGTTACCACAGATGGCGATATTGCGGTGTGTGATAGGTGGTTCGACCATTATNCTGGGAACATTAACGATTTTAGTAGCATAGATGAAGTGTTCAGTAGCCCTTGGAGACTGCAAATGGCAGAAGCTAAAAGGCAAAGGGTCGAGAGGTGTAAGCAGTTAGGATGTCCTTTTATAGATTTGTGTCAAGGCGGATGTCCAAGGAATGCGTTGGACAGTGGCGATATCAATATGCCGTCCAAAGAAGATTGTTACGGGCGGGCTTCATTTATCGCTGGAGTGGTTAAAGGCGTAGAGAGATACGAGCCGAGCAATATAAGTAACCCAATACTTGCTTCCATATATGCGAGGTATGGGATACGTAACACCAGAATGGTAGGGAGGATTGGCGTATGAGAGACATAACATTGATTGTAAAGCCAACCCACAGATGCAATTTGGCTTGTCCATATTGCTACGACAGAGTAAATAGAGAGAATTGGTCAGATATGGATTTGTCCACCGTTGAGCACACAGCAAAGCTGTTTGCAGGTAGGATTGCAGAATGGATATGGCACGGTGGCGAGCCTTTACTGATGGGTGTTGATTGGTTGAAAGAAGCGTCGGGGATTGTGAGGAAGTATGATACCGATGCGAGGATAGAGATACAAACAAATGGCACATTGATAGATGAGCAAGCAGTACAGTTCTTTAAGGAGTTTGGTATTCAGCCGGGCTTGAGTTTCGATGGCATCTTGAATGAGTATACACGCAAAGATACAGGTAGGTTGTTATCCGTATTCCGTTTGTTGGAGCAAAACGATATCAATTTCGGAGTGATACAAGTTATAACGCCAGAGAGGGTCGACCATATCGTAGAAGAGTACGAGTACTTTAAGCGGTTACATGTGGCGGTGCAGATGAACTTTGAGTTTGGAGCACATGGTAATCCCAATTCGGCAAATGTTGAAGGTAAGAAGATGGCAGAAGGAGTACTTAAGTTCTTTGACTATTGGATTTACGATAAGGTGGAGCCGCAGCCGTCAGAGATGCTCCAAGATTGGTTAGGCCGTTTAATAGGGTATGGCAGGCGTTTTTGTGAAAATGTAGGATGTGCTGGAAGGTGGTTCGGTATCCATCCCGATGGTACTTTAATGCCGTGTGGTAGGGATTGGACACAAGAGGTATTTTTCGGAAACATAAATGAGTATGATAATATAGAAGATATCTATAAGCATGAAAACTTTGTGCGCTTTGTACAGGGACAAGCAGAGAAGTTTGAGCATTGCAAAGGATGTCCGTTTTTCGAGGAATGCATGGGAGGATGTCCGGGCAAGGNATGGAGTTACTGGGGGAAGTTCGATAAGCCAGCAGAGGACATTTGTATAGCTACAAAATTGATTTTTATAGGGATGTTCAACCGTTTGTCCGANNTNGATATTGAAGAGCATCCAGAAAAGTACAACCCAATTTTCTTGAGCTTCCTTGCAAAGGCTGGTTATCGCAGTATGAAAATGATACAGACAATAGGAGGTGCAGAATGCCTGAATTAACACCCAGATTAGGGTTGAAGAAGCCATTAGGGTCAGACCCTGTAAGTAGGGTTATGTTTAATGAGAATTACGACATTATCGATGAGAAGGTTGCTACACTTGATGATTTAAGCATGCATGTAAATGATAGTGCTAATCCACACAATGTAACAGCAGAGCAAGTGTTTAGTGTCGGGGGTATTCCACACGGGGAAGAGCTACCAGAAAGTGCGGCTCCATATTCACTGTTTTATA